TAACAAACAGGAGCAAAACAAATGAGAGCGTGGAAGTTTATCCCAGATTATAGTGTTGCTGATACTATAAAAAGTTTGGAGCAAGAAAACTATAAGCTACAACAGCAGAATGAGAAGCTGGTTGATATGGTTAAGGAATGTTTAGAGGATTACCGACAAGCATTTGGCACTTGCTACACGCTTGAAAAGCTATCTGCTACATTACCAGAAAGAATGCAGAATGAGCAAAGGGCTGATAGTCTAAAAATCAAAATAGAGAGATTTAAAGCCCTTATTACGGAGATAGAAAATGACAGGTAGAAGAGTTGAAATTACTAGATTTGCTTTAGGTATATTTGCTATGCAAGTTTGCGCCGTCAATGATGCAACTGATGATGAGATATTAGAAGTTTGCAATAGAGAAAACCCTTCTGGCACAAGTAATGGCTGGTCTAAGGTTATTAGAAAAATAGAGGATGTGAGTGGTTTGGTAGATGACAAAGAGGACAACTTGCCTAAACCATGCTCCCAAGTAAAAAATAGGGTGCATTATTTAATATACTGTTAGGAGATAACCAATGGATAAGATGAGAGAAGAATTACTGCGTTGCCCTTTTTGCGGTGGCGCTGATTAAAGAGATTGAATTTTTCCAAAGAGTTAACTTTTTAAGTATAAAAACCGAGGTTAAAGAGGCTAGAGAAATAATATCCAAATGCCTTGCAGAGTTACGGAAATAATATGACAACAATAATAGTAAACATACTGAATAAAGCTGAAAGATTAAAGCTCTTTAACGAACCTGTAACAGTCGCCGAGCTTAATCAATATGCAGAAGATGTGTCCAGCCTTATTACTGAACTAGGCCAATGGCGCAACATTAAAACCTATAAGAAGCACCCTATGCAAGAAATAACTCCAGAGGTTATCCAAGGTCAATTAGATTGGTATGATGCGGAATTGAGGAAATATGAAGCAAAGGAGCAGAAATAATATGCTCCAGTTTGTCACCAAATCAGATAAAGAACTATTGAAGCTGGTTAAATCCACAGACTTAAAACATATACTATCACAAATGCCTAATTGTTATTGCCCAAAGGAAAGGGATAAATTAATCAAAATGAAGGAGATATTAGATGGCGGCAGGTAATCATTATTTTAAAGTTACTTTATATTTTGGTAAAAAAGAATATACTTCTTATAGATACGGCAATGGTCAATTCGTGGCATTATCTAAAGCTATAGATGCCGCAAAAATAAAAGGCTTAAAGCAACCAGATGAGCATAGGGTTATTAAGATAAAGCCAGAACAGATAATAAGGATGCTGAATGAAAGTGCGGCCAATAAAACCAACAGCTAACCTACGCAATAGCAGATGCCCTGAGAAGAAACGTAAAATCAGAGAGCTATTATTAGATTGTTTTAAAGAAGATTTAACCTTAGACGAGGTGCGGGTTAAACTTGACGGGCTTTACAAATGCGTAGACGTTCATAGGGTATATCAGGCCACCTGTAACAATGCGCCAGACTTAAAGGAAATGGCAAAGGCGTGGGTGAAAAAGCAACCTAAGAAGCCGCATAAAACCAATAAAGGTGTAAATACTATTCCCACTGTTGGCGAAGATATGCTATCATTAAGATTAATAGAACTAGGAGAAAGATATGATAATGTTGTTTAGTTTTTTAGCTGCCTTAGGTAATGCCCTAAGAGGACATGGCTACAAGGTGCTTGTGTTTACTATTCCTGATTGGCGTATAATTCCGCACGCTAAACGCCTGACTAAAACATCCCTAACCAAGCCTTTGCTACTTATTCTTATAGCTGCATTAGCCTACATTATTTGCCCTAACATATACTATGCTATTCTATGCCCCATTCCTTTGGCTGTTTCGTGGTCGTGGAAAGGCGGAACAGGAAGTCAGATGCCCAAGATACTAGCGTGGTTTAAAGTGCCGTTTATAAGAGAAGATTACCAATGGAGAGCATGGGAGTTTACCCATGTGTTTGTGTATTGCTTAGTTTATTATTCCATTGGGTGGTTTATTTAACGCAGCCTAGTTATTCCACTTCCTGCGGCACTAATTCTAACTTACTTTCACTGGTTATTTCCCAACCTTTATCATACCACCATGCGCGTCTATTAGGTGCTAGGCTTGGGTTTAACTGAATAATTGCTTCAATGGTAATATGAGTGGAAGGACGCTTTACGGGCTTTAAAACTGGAAACTGCACTATTTCGCCCTTTTGCTCCATGTCCTTGTATCTCCAGCTTCCATTGTTGTAACGCTAAAGGGTCGTAGTATAACCCCTCTTGTTTCGTTAGCTTCTCAAGATTTACATATAGTTTTAAAAATCCCTTTTGTTTCAGGCTCATAATGTATTATAGCATAGTTTTGGAGATTTATCCATCGATACTTTCTGGGGTTTCTTCTAATTGCCAGTGAGGGTAGTCCTTAAAACGCACCCAATCGCCGCCCCATTCAACTTTAATGCCTAAGTCCTTGGCCTTATTCTGCACTATAACTGCAAACCTTTTAAATCTATCTATGTCATTCCAATCTATAGGCCATGGTGCTACATCAACTGCTTTGCTCGGATTAGAATTGTGTTTTGACTGAGGCCAGCGTAACTGTGAGTTACCACCCTTCCAAGCGGCTTCTTGCTCCGCTTCTGTTCTGTGACCGCACAAGATAGTGCAATCAGCCTCTTTGATAACTTCGTAGAAAAGATGTTGCAACTGATTGTCGCAAGTAGAAAGTCTTTGCATTGATTTAACTGAAAACCTTGGCATTATATACTCTTTTGTTTTGCAGGGCGCTTAGTTAATTTTAAAGATTTACGGATATATTTAGCGATTTTTTTATATTTATTTACTACGAATTTACCATGCCTATCTCTAGGTTTTGCAAGGAATATCTGGTAATAAAAATAGAATAAAGTTGCTAGAGCAATAATACTACCAACTACTATTGAGGCGATTAATATTGCGAAATTTACATAATCCATAAAAGCTCTTAATATTTGTTTACTTTCTTTACCTTCTCAACACTACGCATAACACCAAGCCCCAACATACCCATCAGTATAGTATATAAGCTATCAATGTCAAAGGTTGGTAACACCACTGTATGCCCTGTGTTAGCTAATATAAACGCAAAGAATGGCTGTAGGATAAAGTGATACAGAAGTGCCGCACCGCATATCCAGCCGATAAATGGTCGCCATCCTGCTATGAATAGATTGCCTGAAGCTGCCTCGGTTTTGTTAATTTCCATCTGGCCTTTTAACAAGTCCGTATCAGCAGCTAACTGAGCTAATTCACCAGATTGCTTTAGCTTCTCCAGTTCAATCATGGCCTTAGCCTTCTCTTCTGGGTTTGGAAATATCTTATCCAAAACCTTAGAGCCAAAATCAAATATTGAACCTAACCCCGTAATGTCCATTAGAATTTACCTTTTATATATTGTATTACAGAATCAATTGATTTTTTGTGGCCGCAACCAGTAGCCACACCCAGAACAAATACCACACCTAAAACCAATAAGCTCATTGACATTCTCCGTAATTTGTGTTAATAATCAGTCTATAAAGGTGTCAAAACTTTTTAAATGTATTAGCCCTGTAGTTACTTACCCTTTCTACGGGGCTTTTTTATTTGCCGATTCTTGCCTCTAAAATAGAGATTCTTCTTTTGCTTTCTTCGGTTGAATCTTCCAACTTTATTATTCTATCCTCAAACTTACTATCGGTTTTTTCTAGATTATGTAGCTGTTCGGTTATCTGAGCTAATTGTATTTGTAAAGATGTGATAGCTTTAGTGTTGTCTTGCAAGATGGTTTGAAACCCAAGGAATAAATAAGATAGCAATGCCAGCAATATTGGTGTGAATAAACGAAGTAACTCAACCGCCGTATTCCATGTGTTTTTGCTTTCTTTTACTTGCATACTATTCGCCCATGCTAAAGTTTATAAAAGTTCCAGAAGGTTGTTATAATACTGTATGCGCTCATCATTTTTTCCATCAACATTCTCGGCTTCTAAGACTGTAATATTTTCTAAACAACTTGCTTCGGTAAACTCCGTTAAAGTGTTACCTTCTTGTAATTGCCATTGCTGTTTTTCTTCATTAAATTGCAAGCTCATATTATCCTCTTGTTAAATCATATCTGTGGCCTAGCAAATCTATAGATAAGTTCCTTTGCGTAGTTCCTATGGTTTTATTTATTCCTACTGCCAGAGAGACCAATTGAGTAGAGCTTGGCATATTAGTAGAGTTAGAACCATCAATAGTCCAAGTAGTGCTGTCTGTAGAATAAAAATAGTCTGCCCTTGTCCAATTATTATTGATAAATATCCCAAGCCAGATATAAGTTGTGCCAGCAGCAACGCCTGATGCGGTTTCAGTTCTTGATGAAGCGGCGGCAGAGCCTCTTAACCAGTTTGCTGACACGTCATCTCTGTATGCCCAATAAATACCATCAGTTGCGTTAGTTCCGCCGTTTGCATCATGGAAGCCAGCAAATACTTGAAATCGCTCAGTTCCGTTTGAAGCAGCCTCAGCGGCAACCCTAGTTAAAATATATGCTGGCCCTTGAGCAGGCACAACATCGTTAGTGGTTGGAGAGCCTATATAAGACCTACCTGTAGCAGTTGTTCCAGTATCTACTTGCCATATACCCAAAGGCTTTTCTGTAGAATTGGCTAAGTATGTTCCTGTTTGACCAGAAGCACCAGTTCCGTTTGAGCTGCCGCCATATAAACCAGCCGCCGCGGCAGAACCACCAAAACAATCTGTCCATAGGTCAAACTGCCCCATTATCCCGCCTCGGTTGGTTTGTGTTAATCTCCAGAGAGCGGTCGTGTTATCATATATAAATGTTGCGCTATCTCCAGGCATTAACATTAATGGTAGTCTTGCAGGCCATGTAAATCTATTAGCGGCAGTTGAAGAGGTATCTTCTCTAGTAAGTAAAATACCATAATCTGTGGAGCAGTTAATCAGGGTGTATTGTCTGTTATCCGCCTCATTTCCAAGGCCAGTAATCTTAATTGTAGCTGATGGAGTTAGGCGTATGGTTTGCGCTGCTGATGCACCAGTTGGGGCATAATCGTTTTGGTCTGAGGCTGGAGAAGCTGTAACAACGTCACCTACTTTGAATGTAGTAGAAACAGCAGCTATAGTAGGATTGCCTGCCACGCCATCCCCGTTAGTTACTGCGGTATTAGTGCTGGCAGTTATTGTTCTACCTGTGAAAGTATCGGCGGCGGTTTGTGTCAAAAGGCCGTTTGTGTTATATGCAGCTAAAGCGGTTAGCGTTGCATCTAAACCTTGTTTACCATCAAGTGCGGTCTGCAGGCCAGAAGTTTTTGCGATAGATAGTGCGCCATCTGCAATAGCTGTTGCGTTTCCAACTGAAGTTACTACGCCAGTTAAATTGGCATTTGTGGTAACTGTTCCAGCCGTTAAGCCAGATGCAGTTCCAGTTAAGTTAGTTGCCACACCAGAGCTAGGTGTGCCAAGAGCGCCATTGAATAGAACTGGAGCGCCAGCAGAGCCTGTGTTTGCCGCTAAAGCAGTTGCAATACCAGTGCCCAAACCAGTTATTGAACCAACGGCAGGGGTTACTGTCGTGCTGCTTGCTGCCGTTATTAAACCTTTTGCATTTACTGTGAATGTTCCGGTAGCAGTGGCAGAACCAAAAGAGCCTACGTTAGCATTTACTGTTGCAAGAGTTACTGCATTAGTATTGTTTGCGCTGCCATCAAATGAACTACCAGCACTTGTTGCATCGCCAGTTAAAGTGCCAATGGTTCTGGCTGTTGCAAGTATTGTTGCAGAGCCAGCATTGCCTGAAATTGTCGTCTGGTCGCCTGTGTTAGTGCCAGAAGTAGAGCCAGCGCCAATAGTGTTTCCGTTATAAGTTCCAGCAGTTATGTCGCCAGTCGCGTCATTAATGGTTGCATTGGAATTTTGGATTATTTTGCCAGTAGTGCCATTAAATCTAGCAATAGCATTGTCAGTTGCAGATGCAGGGCCAACAACATCACCAGAGCCACCAGCAGCTGAAATCACTGGATTAGCAGGGTCGGTATTATCAACACTTATATTAGCGCCAGCAACCACGCTTTCCACCACGCCGCTTACAGTATGATTTGCGTTCCAATCTGTTGCTAATGTAATATCAGATGGTGTAGTGCCCGGTGGCAGATTACCCAATGCTATCTGTGCATCAACCTCGGTTTGTGTCCAATCCGCAATATTATTAACTTTAGTATGTGTTATTGTTGCTGCCATATACTATCTTACTCTCCTAGCGCCAATATAGCCATAGCCTGTTAGCGTAGAAACGCCAAAGGCAGCACGACCCACCAAATAAACAGTAGTAGTGCTTGCAACTGATATTCTAGTCATTCCTATCGGAAACACTTGAGAAGTAGAGCCGGCCGCAAATGTAAGCGAGAAGGTCATATATCCGCCGCCATTAGGTGATGTCGGAAGCGTGTTATCTGTGGTGCTTATGCCACATTCAATGAAGCTTAGCGTTGTTCCGGCCGCCTGTATAAATCCGATATTTCCCCATACATCCCAATCACCAGCAGTTAATGAAATTGATGTGATGGTTTTTGCTGTGCCAGTTGAAAGTGACGTTGCAGAACCGCTAGCAAGCGTGGATTCTATAACCTGCCCAACACTTCCAGCAGAAGCGTTGTCATTTGTTGAAGTGCCTACTATGTTTGGGGTTGTTATTGTTGGGGACGTTCCAAATACCGCAGCGCCTGTTCCAGTTTCATCAGTAAGAGCCGCAAGTAATTGAGCCGAGGTAAAAGAGCCTAAACTAGCTGCAACCGAGCCAGAGCCAGATGCTGTAACAGCGCCTGTTAGCTCTGTAATGCCGCCCGTAACCAATGTAGTGCCTGAGGCCGCAAAACCTATAAGTAGTGCATCAGCATTTGAGAATGAGCCTGTGCTAGTTACATAAGTAACGGATATTTGATTCCATGTAGTATTGTCTGTGTTAGCAGCATTTACGTTATATATAGCAAAATTAGAATTATCTTTGAAGATAAAAATAGAGCCGCTATTAGTGCCGCCTGCATTATCCCAAGTATTTATCCATGCACTTAAATCTGGGTTTCCACTATCTGCGCTTAAATCAGAAATAGCAATTGCAGTAACGCTTGCAAGGGTTGCGTTATTTAGCCTTATTCCAGCAGAACCGGGGTCAGCCATTGTAGTGGTTGAGGAAAATGTCCATTTAACTTTTGCTAACGCATAAGCAGCGGCGCTGGAAGCACTTATTGCAGCCGAGGTTTCACTGGTTAGAGCTGCAGCAGCAGAAGCTTCAGCGGCGGCCGCGGCAGATGAGGCTGCGCCAAGTAGTAATGAAGGGGCAAATACATAAATGTTATTAGTGCCAGTTGCGGGAGCTGAGGCAAACGTTAAACTTGTTCCGCTAACAGTAAACGCTGTCGGTGGTAAAATATCATAACCAGCTTTAACGGCAGGGGTTATAGTTACTGTGTCCAAAGTTCCAGTAAAACCATTACCAGTAAAGGCGGTTGTTTGGGAAGAGCCTGCAATGATGATTTCTGAGTATGTGCCAGTTGCAGTTCTTTCAGTTCCATTCCTACCGCCGATTGAAGGAATTAACCCACCAGCAGAGCGTGTGATTGTATAAACTACAGAATAAGCCTGACCTTCAACAAATGTTACTGGCGAGGTTTGAGATATAGCGGTTGAGATTGCGCCTGTCGCAGTTGCTACACCAGCGCCAATAGTCCAGCCTGCGCCCTTTGTCCAATCTGTATCAGTGGCAAAAGTTCCGTTGGTTACGCAGCTTTGTAGGCTTTTATCCACAAATATCATTAAGCCCTTTTCTTCAGTGCCTAAATCTTCGGAAAGTGTAAACACAGTAGTTGTGCCGTTACCTGAGAATGATTGGAAAAATGCTTCAGCAGATTCTGCTAATGTATTAAATGAAGTTACGTTATCAGTGGTTTTTATTGTATTGAATAAAGAATCTTTAACTACAATTTTATATGAGCCAGTTATCCAAATAGAGCCATTACCATTTACAGGGCGACCTGCAGAATCTAATGCAACTGGATTATCCATTTCGGTATTGCCAGTGCTGTCGGTATATGTAGCTTTTGGTGTGTTTGTGCCAGCAGCATAGGTATAAACCCAACCGCCTGATAATGGGTCGCCATTAGCATCAAAGAACTGTAGAAATGGCGGGGTTAAAAGCACAGTTGTCATATAAATACCTTTTGATTATTGTTACATTATTTCTTTGTAGTTTTCAACTTCTTTTCTCTAATCGCCTGCAATAATCTTTGTCGGCCAAACTCTTTTATTTTTTCTTCTGGGCTCACCATGTAAATAGGGCTGTTATAAATACTTTCAGTTGGATTTAGAACATTTTGCTTGTTCGCCATAGCTTCTGCGGACGGCGCGCCAAACGCTGGTTTTTCAGGAGCTGGTAATATATTAATTTCTTGTATAACCGCCAAACCTTCTTTAGCCGGAAGCTTGTTTATTTCAGCAGGAGATACTTTCTCGCCTCTTTTAATTCTATCAAGGATTGACTGAGCCGCTTTATTTAGCTTTGTAGGCTCTGCGGTTTTAGTAATCCCGCTTGTAATCTCATTAGCTACTCTAGCGCCCTTTTTAGCTTGTATTGCAGTAGCTCCGGCACGAGTAGCTACACCACCCATGTAAGCGCCAGCAGAAGCTAGTGGGTTTCCACTTGCACCCATGATAACAGGAATAAGCCTGCTTCCCGCAAGTTTAAGCGCATCAACGCTTAATCCTGACTTTGCAGCTTTATCTATTAAATCAATTTCTTGTTTTGTATAATTGCCTTTTTTACGAGCTTTCTCGGCAAGGTTTCTGAATCCAGTTTGGATAGCAGTTGCAGGATTAGGTTGATTTTCAGCCCTTCTAAATATAGCCTCAACATCTTCCATTTTGTAATTTTTAGCCCACAATTCACGAGCTTTACTTAAATTCTTACCGCCCTCAGATTTAGAAACTAAATCTCTAAACTCATCTTGAACGCCCTCAAGACTTCTTGCATCAAACTTCTCGCCCCTAGTATAGGCTTCGTCTATTTTAATTGACAATTCTTTGTCTATTCTATCAACATCATCAATGCCTAGTGGCTGGTTTTTTAAAGGCAAAAACTCGTCAACCGCTTTAATATACCTTTGGTTTGCTGTCGTTAGCATTTGCCCGCCGATTGCTTTGGGCTTGCTTCTTTCAATTATAGATGTGAATTTATTTGATAGTTGTTCTGGGGCAAATACTTCACCAGCTTTACTAGCTGCCTCGTAAGAAGCTTTAGCCATACCTCTCAAATCTTGTGCATTAATCGCTAATTGTTTTGGGGTAGCGGCTTTTTCTAAAGTATTAATTGCGGTTTTCTCTAGCGCACCACCGACTTTTTCAGCTTTAGCTAATTTTAACCCACCACCCAAAGCCAGCATATTAGCATAACCAGCGGCCGTGTTTGTCATTATAGGGGCTTTTTCTTTAGCATATTCATAAGCTGGCTGTATATCTTCCGCAATTGGAGCTATAAGTTCGCCAAGTTTTTGTTGAGCAGCTTTATATGTTTCCGGCGCTAAAGTTCTGCCTACCGAGCCTATAATATTTGCACCAGTATCGCCTATCATTCCAGCAACCTGACCACCTATCTGAGGAACTGATAATATTGGGCTTTGCTTGCCCGATGCTGAATCCATAAGGGACAGAATAGAATTAGCTTCACGTTTTGCAAAATCTTCTTGTTGCCTTGCAGAAAAATCAGGTTCGGAAGGTTCAACATATCTAGCAAAGCGATTATTGCTCTGTGGTTCGGCAATGTATTTTTCAAACCTATTAGCCATTATTGTCCTAATACCATTTTTGCAGCGCCCGGGCCAAATATTTCATCAAACTCTTGCGCTCCACTTGGGTCGTTTAGCAGCTCTTGAGCCGCGGCAGTTGGAATGCTTCTTATTGTTTTACTAGCTTCTGCAACTACAGGCAATTTATAAGCAGGCCCAGCAGCACGAGCTAAACCTTTTTTAATAGTTTCTCTATTGAGGCGCTTTTGCTCTATAACTTCTGGCGAATCCCCTACTTGTGGGTAAAGCTGTTCTTTGTCGTATTTATATTCTGATTCACCAATAACAGCGCCTGATTCTTGCCTTAGTCTGGCAGAAGCAGCATCGAGCTGGGCTTGTTTATAGGATTGATAATCAGATGAATTAAGTTGCGCCCCAAATGGGTTTACAAAATCAAGCGCTTTTTGTCCAAAAGATGAATATGCTTTCACCTTATCGGGGTTCGTTAGTATAGGCTCGGCTAAAGCTAGTCTATCCGCATAAGTAGCATTTTTGGATTGCGATTCATTCATTGAATACTTGGCCTTTGCAAAGTCACTGCGAATCTTTTGTTCTAACTTTGGGTTGCCTTGAGCTTGTTGTAGCTGGTCTTGAAACTCCGCATCCCATTCATTATCCACAGTTGGCACTTGCTCTTCGGCATTGTAATCACCAAATACATTATCATAGCTAGGTTCACTAACCTTCATTCCCGCAACTTGAGCCGCAGGCATTCCGCCTAGATTAAGCCCTAACTTACCAGCGATAGTTGGTTTTTGAGTTATAGCTCCTGTAGCGGGGTCAAACATCACGCCGCCAGATTTAGCATCAGCAAGCTTTGCAGCCGCTGTTTCCTCTGGTGTTAATGGCAAACCCATTGCAGCCTTATAAAGCGATTGCTCGCCAAGCTTTCTGACATCAAGATACTGCGATTTATTTAATGCAGTAGCTATTTGAGCTTGGGCTAATTGGGCTTTCAAAGCATCTTCTTGAGCCATTTTCATAGCTCCGCCGATGCCATTAAACTTGCCTATTACACCATAATCTGCCGTAGCCATATTATGCTCCTAACATTTTAAGTAACTGCTCTTGTGAAATACCCGGTTGTGGATTTAAAATACTAGAAAGAGCAGAGCCTAAATTGTTAGACCTTGCAATACCAGTAGTCGCCATAGTATTTGCATTTGAGCCGTAAATAGCGTTTTGACCGCCCATTTTTTCTAGCCATCTGCTGTAGTAATTATTAAACGCATTATCAGCATAATTCTGGTTATATTCCGAAGTAGCTTTTAAAGCTCTACCAGAGAATAGATTTCCACCAGCAGCTAGTCCGTTATTTAAACCTTTCTGACCTTGCTCAAGGTTAAACTGATAACCCGGGTCTGATGTTATACCAGATGGGTCAAAGCTTTCAAGGTTTGCCAGTTGTTGCTGATTACCAGCTAAAAGTTGTTCTTGCGCCTTTTTCAGTGCAGAATCATCCATAAATCCAGCGATACCTTTTGCTAAAGTGCTACCAAGGCCACCAGTGAATGTTGAGCCACCGCCTGATGCACTTAGGCCAGTTGTGCGACCTAAAGCGCCCAATATACCAGAGCCAGAACCTGTGCCAGTAAGTGTAGCACCTGACACTGTAGGCCCTTGTAAAGCACCGCCCGGTAGTGTTCCTAATGTTTTGCTGCCAAGGCCCGCTAGGCCGCCATTCATGGCATAACCGCCTAAACCACCTAGAGCAACGCCTTTCAGGCCACCACCTGCTAGACCGCCGCCGATAGCGCCACCGATACCACCGAGTGTTGAGGCGCTTAAAGTAGAGCCAAGAGCTGTTCCGATGCCCGGAGCAAGTAAGCTTAGAGCTATAGGAGCTGCAAATTTTAGGAAGCTTTTAAAGCTAAAGAACTCAGGATAGCCTGTTTCTGGGTTTATCTTATTAGCCGCATGACCAACTGTAAACTCGTTAATATCAGCTCCGTTCTGTTGGAAGAACAATTGAAGCATTTGCATAAATTCTGGGTCGTCTAAAAACGCCCTTGGAATTACTATCTCGCCTAGAGATAAGTGTCCTAGTTGTGTATCTGTTGAACGCCCCGCCTCTTCTGGCAACTGCATTATTTCATTTTCCATATTAGCTAACCTCAATTAGACCTGTAATTGTTACTGTGTTTGTAAGTGCAGACCAACCAGCAGGATATATTTTTTTATCCGAGGCCGTAATGCCGCCCGTTAAGGCACTTGAACCACTTATTGCCACATTAAACGCATCACTTAGTATGTTTAATGGGAAGTTATCGCAGTATGTAGTTCCGGCAACAGAAGTGGTGCTTGTTGCGGGAGTTATAGTTATAATAAAATAAGCCAATCTCTGACTTAGCCTGTAATATTTACCAGCGATAGTCGGTGTTCCAACGCTAGTTAAATTCGTAAAAGTTGGTGTCCATGCAGTTCCAGTATCACCGGCAGCCATACCCTCTAACACTATTTGCCAAGGCAGCGTTACAAGCTGGCTTTCATCTACAAGTGGCTCTGTGCGAGCTGGCAATTGCGCTAGTGTCATGACAAATAACTTCCGGTTATTGCGACTTTAACTGGGTCACTTATGCTCAATTCAAACGTGCAAATTTGAGCAATACCAAGCCTTCTAAAATTAACTTCTTGTTTATATTTTCCTACTGCGCCAATGGGTTTAGTATAATAACTAGTCCATGTTCTAGCGCCGTCTTGCGAGATTCGCAAAGATGCTTGTGGGTCAGAGCCTTGTCCTGATTGTAGGCCAACGCCCGTTTCAAAACCCACTTGTAAACTACTATACCTTATCGGCTTTGCTTCGTCAATTAAATGTGTGTAGATTCTTAATCTTTTTATATAATCAGTGTCGTCTTTATAAATATCTTGCGACATTACATATATGCGACCATCTACTCTATCGCCCACCAATCTTTTATTAAAGGCTTGCATAAAGCAACTGCCTCTGTGCTGTTCATAAGCTCCATCTGAATTTAGATAAGCCCTTTCATGCCATAATTTTGTAGATAAATCATACACGAGCGAAGTTTCTAAATTACCGCCAGTGATTACATAAAATACGTGCCCATCTTCTTGATAGCTCCAAGCTCGCAATAATTCCGGCTGAGTTTCAGCTTGTAATATTTTTTCTATTGGGCTTGTTGAAATTCTTACTGGCGTAAAGCCTTGTGCCATATAAACTATACCAGAACCTTGCTCGTTATTACCCACCCAAAATACAGATGTATCAACGCTTAATATCGTAAATGGAGCAACGCAACCAACTGGAGTTGAGCCGGAAACCCTTGAGAATGGAAATGTGCTGTCGCCAGTGTTACGCCATATCTCTAGTGTTTTTTCATTAAATAGTCCGAGCTGGCCTACAAAGTTAACCGCCCTTCTTAATTTATCTGGTGAGCTTTCTGCGGTTGCAAAATCTAGCGCATCCCAAGATGTGCCATCATATAACGCTGATATAAAGAACCTACCAGAATCATTTTCGTTTATTACAAAATAACCATCAATAAAATCTATTGCCCCGGCGCTTGGTAAATCAGCATCGGTTACTTTAGCAAATGCGTTTGTTGAGTAGGTAAAGATATAAACTTTATCACCATCACAAATACCTAGTTGTATTCCATTATCCGCAATAGTTACAATGCCACTTGAGCCGTCTAAAGAGCCTCGGTTTGTAGATGTGCCATCAGAAAATACTTCGTATAGTATTGAACCTGATACAGCAAAAGCCCTGTTGTTAGCTGTGGCATAAGAGCCTCTTATCGGGCCAGTGCCTAATGTGCAAAATAATTCTAAGCCGGGAGTGCCGTAAAGAGATGCTACATCTGCGCCTTGTGGGTCTGCCACTGGATAGAGGTTGACAGTGCGTTGCGCGTCAAATGGAAGTGAACGCTCTGTATAACTACCGCCAACTAAGCCAATCTTCATGATACAAAACCATTATAGATGTTTCCAATACTTCTACTTTCTGGGAAAGCATTAATCGGCCTATTGCGTATTACTGCTACTCTAATAGCAGCTAAACTTGTTACTGCGGCTTCTTTTAATTCCGGAGTAATAGGCTGTGAATATTGAGGCGCTAAATCTAAAGCCAGATTCTTTTGCAACGCCCTTTCAACACCCGGTGGGAATGATAGGCTGGTGTCTAAAGTTGCTATTTCGGTTAGTGGTTTTTCAGATAAAATAGTGATTGTTTGAACGCCAGATGGAACGGGATAAAGCGTTATAGTTCCATAAGGGTAATTATTATTATAAACTAAATATTGCGGGATTCCAGTTGCTGTTTTAAAGCTTTCTGAATCATAAGTTTCTTGTGTAGTGATTACCAGCGGATAATCTATATCACCAGAACTAACAAAAGCTTCAGCTATAAATACTGGTCTGGTGGTGTTGAAAGTTTGACCACTGCCTATCAGATAGCTTGAAGCAGATGTTAAGTTAAAAGTTTCCCTTGCTCTGTAATAAATGTTTGCAGAGAAATTGCTCCATGTGCCTAGAAGTCCGTTTAAAGCTTCTAACGCATCATTTGCTTCATCGGCATCTGGCTGTTCGTTTTTTACTAACGCACCAATGTCCATCAAAGACTTGCGAATCAGGGTTCTTGCTGTTGTCATACATTATATATAAAATACAGTGCAATCAGTAGTGCCGCCTATAGTAATAAATAGGCCGTTTTTTAAATCTGCTGGTATTGTATAATAAGTGCCAGCAACCAAAGTAAATGTGTTTACGCATACAGCGCCAGAAGCAGCCGTATTATCCCATATTTTTGCAGTTCCCGCAGTTGAGGAAGCGCAGAATATACCACCTAATTTAGTCGGGCCTGTTTGTATCAAAGCCGAAGCCGTTAGATTGACATATTTATAATAAATTGCATCATCGCTAGACATATAAAATTCCTTTAAAGAAGGCAGGAGTTTCCCCCTGCCCGTTTATTAATCAATTATTGAAGTCGCAGCAATATTCCCTGCTGGGCGAGTCACATTTACTATATAAGATTGTGATGCAGTAGGAGTGATTGGAGTGCCAGTAAAGTTTGCAAAAGTAATCGCAAGCGTATTAGCTGCGGAAACTCTTGTGCCAACTATACCAAGTCCAGCTTGCGCTGTAGGTTTATTAACTTCTACAAAATCGCCAGTTTTTAAACCAGCTACTGTGAAAGTTTGTTCAGCCGAAGTATTAGCGGCAACTTCAGCGGGGCTTAGCGTAGTGCTAACAATATAGCTTCCTAGCGTGTTACCCATTGTTATTCCATTAGACATAGTATTGTTCCTTTAAATTTTGAAAGGGGGCTGTTTCCAACCCCCTAGTTATTAGCCTGTGTAACGAACGCCCCACTCAGGTCTTACTGCGGCAAGGCCAGCTAGTAAGTCAAAGCGCAGGATTTCTTCACGAGTTCTAATGTCAAAGCCACGAACTACAGATACAGTTATACCATCAACTGTATCTTGTGCTGCAAACTCTTGGTTTTTAGGCAAGTGTAGAGGCACAGTAGCAAGACGGAACGCATCTTTATGGTAGCCCAAGTTTTGAGCATACGCAGTAGATGCAGAGCCAAAGAACACAAGCGCAGCTTCATCAACTGGAGCAGCGGATACGTTTTGACGACCATCAGCAGTGTAGTAAATCGCAGGAGATATTGAAAGGGTAGCTTGGTTAGAGCCATTTTCAGCAGCATCTGCTAGAACAGTGAACTGTTTCAGAGTTGTTAAAGTTTGCTTAGTAAGAGGGTGAACATCATATACACCAGCGATAGTGAATACGGTGCCTTTAGTGATTGTAGCACTAGTAGTTACACCATCAACGCCTAGAGTTGACATACCATTTGATATAGCAACAACAGAAGCCTCAACCGCAACACCAGTTACGTCAGCGCCGTTTGTGAAGGTAGGAAGAAGATTGCCTTCCATGTAGTTAAAGCCTTCACCAGAACCGATATAACCATATTCATAGTTGCTTGATATTAGGCTAGACTTATTGAATAGACCTTTACGAGCATCAACAGTTTCTGTGTTCGTAGAAGGGTTAATCATGAAGTAAGCTTTGTTATCAAGTGGAGCTAGGTTTTCAACAAGCTTTTGTCTCGCACCTAGGAAACCACGAATTGAACCCGGTTGAGTGCCTGCTGTGCCAACTAGATTGCTGGTATAGCGAGCAGCTTTTTCCAAAGCCCATTTATCAAGGTCTGCAGCAAGCGAGTTCATCGCAGGCTCTAGGAACATATCGTTCCAATACTTGATTGGTTTATCATAAGCTATTTCTAGTGAACTCATTTTGATTGCAACAGAACCAACTTTATCAAGAGTTAGTGCAACCTTTTCTTCTTTCACATCTTGAATTGAAGATGTAATGTCTAGAGATGAGCCAACTGTATAACGAGCTGGTTTTTTCACATAGATAGTATCGCCCGGTTGAGATGATTTGTATGCATCACTCCAAGTAGAGCTATCTTCTTTAGAGATAGTTTTGCAGAAAAGAGCCTTTTCAGCAAGGTTAGCAGCAGAAAGCTTCGCCGTTATACCGGGAGCATTCTTTGCCGTTAAGATGTCGTTAGCCATAGTAATTGTCCTTTATTGTTGTTAATTTTGACGGATTGACTTTAATAAAGCCGCCCCATCAAGTTTATCTAGTGACTTACCTACCGCATTACCCCTTGCTGCCGTTATTGGAGCTGGAGCGTTTGTTGTAGGCTTTACCTGTTTCAAATAAGTTTCCCCTCTGATTTCAGCTTTCGCTAACTCCGCCGCTAGTTTAGTCGGCGTTAAATCAAACAAGTTGTCCAATCCACCTTCTTTCATTAATGCATATATAGCTACAGTAGGATTGTCAGCTTCCGCTAGTCCTTCCGCAATTTCAGGTGTTATACCAGAAAAGAACGCCGCATTTTCATTAACTAATTCTGCATATTCAGGATTTGATTTAGCAAACTCAGCTTCCGCTTGTGCTACCTCATATACCCGTTGTGCCTTGGCTTGATTGATTTGTTGTGATTTTTGAGTTTCTTCGGACTGCTTATTTGTCGCAGAGAATTTTTGTTCCAGCTTCCAATCAGTTAGAGCTTCATTATACTCTTCCCAAGTTTTATCGGCAAAATCCTCAATACGAGGTCTGCCATTATTAACTTGTTCCTGAGGTTTAGGTTGTTGCCTTAATTGCGCTACTTGCGCCTCTAACTCCCTTTTAGCCCTTCTCATTTCAGCTAGCTTACTGTTTAAGTGAGATTGCCTATTTTTCTCCCTCTTAGCTAATTGCTCTGGGGTAAGTTCGGAATCAGGTTTTTTAGAAATATCTTCTTCAACTTTCGCTGGAGCTTCTACTTCAACTTTTTCCTCTACTTTAGGGTTTTCACTTGCTGCTTCGGTTGAAGCCTTTGGCTCTGTTGCAACTTCTGTTGCCGTGCCTAGAACAGTATTAATATCCATAATAATCCTTTTATTTTAATTTGCAAGTAATATTTTATGCAACTCTCAAGCGCCTACGAGCAAACATCAATATAAGAATCAACGCCTCTTCGTTTTGCTTGATTTGCTGCAATAGCATAGCCCTTACTTGCGTGAGCCTGCTAATCTCTTGTGCGTATTCTAATTCACGCCTCAAATTTTCTGCAGCTAATTTCTTATTAGCTAAAACCTTATTTCTTGCTGCAATTGCTTTTTGCTTCTCATACTCAGCCAGAACGCTATCAACTTTTTCCAGTTCAGTTTTTTGCCTTGCAAGCTTCTTCTGATACCTTTCTTCTTCTCGTCTTAAATTCTCGTGCTGGTAAGTATAGCCACCACCGATATTGTCATTTACAGCCCCAGCCGAACTCTGAAACCCCGTCTGGTATGCACCAATTTGAAACATTATCTAGCGCCAGTTATATTTCCGTTCTCATCACGAATTATTGAAATAGGGGATTTTGTGCTCTGAACTAATTGAGCTACTGTCTGTTGAATAGCGCCCAAACCTTGAAGTAGCATTTCAGATTGTCTGCGTTTTTCTTCTTTCTCAGCAGCTTCTTCAGCTTTTTCCATAGCTTCCCTTTCTAGTCTTGATTGCTCCAGCATAGCTAACTCTGCTTGCTGTTGTTCGGCGGCTTGTTTTTTCAGCATTAGAGCCTGCATTTTCGCTTGCAGAACTTCTAGCGTATCTTCTATTGGCATTTCACCATCTCCTTGATTACTTTCTTTATCAGATTGCAAAACCTTCAATTCAAATTCAGCTTCTTTTAGCCTTATTTCTCTTTCTTTGATTGTCTGGTCATGGGTGCTTGCCATGTCTGGCTGCCCGGCCTCTTGTATTTTGGCCTGAGCTTCCATTGCTTTAATATCAACTTCTTTAGCTTTTATCTCAAGCTCTGCAGCTTTAAGAGCTGTATCAGCTTCTTTATTCTTAATCTCTTGTTGAAGCGCTTGGATTTGCATTTGTGCTTCAGTTGTAATTTGCTGCAATTGAGCTGTCAATGCCTGCACTTGCGGGTCAATGCCCTCATCTCTTTCACTTTCGTCTAGCAATTTAGGGTCAACCAATTTCTTCAGCCTTGCAGAGATAGCAGGAGCGCCTGCGCTATCTTGATATTTAAATACCAAGTCACCAATAACAGGCATTAAATCAGGCATAGCTGTAATTAGTTGAGCATAGAACGCAGAAGCCTCTTGTCTTTGTGTAGTATAAGAAGGGCCGGAAACTACTCTAACATCATAAGAGCCTACACCAATTGCAACATCTTCTTCTTGGTCGGCAACTTTATAACCATTAATACCCACCATTTTGGTATTATCTTCTTTATCCACCATAGGAACTGCACGAGGCGTGTCGTATATCTCAGGCATTGCACAAACAAGTATTTTGCCAACGTGAGTAATAGAGCGCACTAAGTTATCGCTGAAGTGGAATGTAGAAACATCGCCGGATTGCTCTAGTTGTTTTAATGCAACACCAGATGCATCACCCTCACGTTTACCAGCAGAGGCGTTATATAGCCCCATTGTAGATTTAATATTATCAATAGCAGTTCTAGATAGGTTCATAAACCCAACAGAATTAACCGGAGCTTGAACTCTCTGTGGCGCGCCTAATTTGTTGCCGTTTACATCTTCAACATTATAATGCAATACGTTAGCTTTAGCTGGGTCTAAGTATTCGTGCTCAAATCCGCTAATCTGACCAGCGGCAGCCATGAACGAAGCTTGTGGCTGTTTCATTAAGATTTCAACATCCAATGAAATGCCAAGGTTAAATAGTTTTTGTGATGATTTAGACTTACGAATTAGGCTATATAGATTTCTTTTACCCTCTATCCAAGCTTCCTCGCCATATACAGGCACGATAGGAATATATTTGCCGGGGAATGTAGTTGTTTCAAGAACATCTTGGCCTGATAATTTATAACGATACACTTTTCTTACAGTTATATCACGCTTAGATTTATATTTCTTTTTAGGGTTGTAATCCTCGATTTCGCCTTTATCGGTTAAACCTTTAGATACCTTCTCATCAACTATCTTGAAATACTCACAGATAGTTATTTTATCTTTATCTGTTAAATCTTTGCTAGGCTTATCAGTTCCAAAACTTACCGCTTTAAAGTCCGGGTATTGGTCATTGAAATCTGCAACCAGCATTTCTTCTAATACAAAACCATACATCGCATCTGAGCCATCAGATTGTATAGAATTAGGGTCAATGTAACAGCTTTGCGGGTTTACTACACGCTTAATTAATAGCTCCTGTTCAAAACCTTTATCATCTACATAATCATGGTCAACACGAATGAAGCCTATTGAGCTTTTGATTGAGAAATCAACCGCAGTATCATACGCAGCATCAGCATTAGATTTGTATTCAATACCTTTAATGATACCAGATAGAATTTCAGCTTGTTCAATACTAGCTTTTTCGTCAGTTGGTATAATGTGGATGGCAGGCGTGTTCATCCTCACATCATTAGAAACTTGATGTATGAACTGGCCTAATTGGTCTATTGTGTATATTGGGCGATTGCGGCGGTCGTCTAAAGTTTGTTTATCCCACTGAGCGTTAGGCTCATCCGAAAGAAAGTATAAATCATCTTTCGCCTTTTCGTAAACATCTGACCACGCTGTTTGGGCGGTCTTGAATCGTTCTAGTGCTACAGATACTGTATCGTCAGCTTTTGCCATGATTTTTCCAATGGGTGCTGTCAATATGCAATTCTGCCTAGACAATTAAAATTCTTCTGTATAATAACGCAACATTATCTGTATGTCAAATATTATTGTTACAATATTCAAGCTATCATTACAGATTTAACTGGTGGCTTAGTATCAAGCTGTCCTGTTTTGTATGCAGCTGCTGCCGTTCTATATCCATCTGCGCCATGACTTGATTCGTCATGCACTGCTTCTTCCGAAAACATACTGGCCGCTTTATCCCATTTTCTGCGATAGTTATCCAGATGCAATATGCCCGTAGCACAATTCTCTTCGTCAAAATAGCATATAGGAAAAGTGGGTTTGCAATAGTTTCGTATATCATCGCTCACACTTTTTGTTATTGGTATAATAGTTATCGGCCTTATTCCCAAAGTTATAGCAAAATCTTTCTTTGTTATCACTTTACCCGCCTGTATTCTTCCACCACCATCGTGCGGCCAGAAGTGCCTTTCATACACATACTCCTTTTCTTTGAGCAACTGAGCGTAAAACTCCCAACCTTGGTTGCTGGATTCGTGATAGTCTATAAAATACAATTCACGCTCAATATATTGTCCAAACCATATAGTCATTTGGTCATTCAAACCCAAATCCCAGAAAGTAAACACAGGATAGCTTCTATTGTATGGGATTTTTGTTATTCTCTTAGCTTTACGAAGCGCGGCTAGCTCTTTGGTGTAGTAAGCGCCCTCTAAACTACCCTCAAACGCCTCTTTAGCATTGGCCGGATATTCTCTTTTCATATCGTCACCCATAATTTTATATTTTGCAGCATACCAAGCTTTCTGGTTTTTATCTATAGGCAGTGTGTCTAGGTATTTTTTTAGGTCGGCGGGTATTGGTGTTAGGGCTGTATCCTCGTCATTTAGCCTATACTCCGGGTTATCATACCACGAAAAGAAATGAAACTTCGGCTCTAATTTTGTTAGTGGGCGGCCTACGTCTAACAACTTTCTTGCGGCCTCGCACATCTGGAAGAACTCACCAGCCTTACCTTCTGCGGTGCTTTCTACAAATATCTGCTGCCCCGCCTCAACTGTGTTTAATGCCCCGGTCTTAATTTCTTTGGCCTTCTCTGGGTATTTAGCTGATACCTTGCCATACTCCGTTATTAATAGTTTTTGATATGTTCCCGACCTCAATGATGTGCCTACAGTAAAGCTTGAGCCATTACTAAATACCAGCTTCTTTGCGCTGTCTTGTGTGGCAGGGCGCTCCCTCTTTAACCAGTCGGGTAAATTATCATATGCAAATTTTACTTTATTTGTGAATAAATCTTCAGCATCGTCTTTTGTATGCGCTATTACACCCGCCGCTTGGTTATCGTTGAATAAGCAGGCATCTAAAAAATATATTAGTATGAATGTTGTGAATCCAAGCTGACGAGCTTTAAGAACGATATTAAAATACCACAGGCTTTTATATAATTTACGTTGCGCCCAATTTAGGCGGAGCAAAACCTTTTCGCCCTGCTTATTCTTAATGTAATAAAGATTGTTTAGCCGCCAAGTTCTATCCGCCAACCTAGTCTTTATCTGGTAGGTCTGCTGTTCTGCCGTTAATGTCATTTAAAATTCCAGTTAGGCTTATCTCTACAGGCTTACCTTCTTGCCCGCCCAGATTTATGTCTGTGCTAGAGCTAAACTCCGCTTTGGCTTTTCTTTCTAGGAACTTTAGAGCTAACTCACCCTTAGTTGCCATTTCTGTTATTACAGATTTTCTAGCAATAAAAACAGGGTTTGATTTTAACGCTTCCTTGCGCTCTACAAACTCAGGATATTCTTTCTGATAATTATATAGTGTCTGCGGTGAAATATCCGCTACAAAACAAGCCTCTACATCGGAGCAGCCGATTAAAAAAGCATCCTCAAGTTTTTTTAGCACCTCACTCGTCATTATTGTAGGTCTACCACCAGCCATTTATCCCTGCCATATCATTTTAATTATTAAAGCCCATGATGCTATTTTTATGCAATCAAATATAAATTCTTTCATTTTTGCCCCAATTTTATCCCAATATAAATCTTATTGCTTCAGCTACTAAGTCTGGCGCAGTTCTATCTTCCTGAAGGTTTAAACTTTCCCTTCGGTTTAGCTCTTGCTTTAGTATTTCTGTTGCGGTTTCGCTGTTCATAAAAATTAACTACTTCTTTACAAAGTTGTATAAATTCCTCGTTGGTCAAAACGTGCTTTGCATAATTTGCTGGCGCACATACTAATTGAATATTGCTTCTTTCATATATACCACAAGGGTCGATTTTGTCAATAGAAAGTCTTGTTCCTTTTGAAAAATCTATAAATCTTCCTGTCAGAGCGCAAGCGTTTTTTTGTTTGGAAAGAGCATCTAAAATATCTTGCTTTGTTAGTTTAAATTCTTTTCCCTTAATTATACTTCTTCTTTTTGCAGCGCGATATATTTCATTTAACCAATAAGACTTACTTCCGTTGTGGTGACTTGCTCTTTTATACGCCTGATAGCAAGCTCTGCAACACTTTCTTAGCTTCTTGGTATCTTTTCTTAACTCAAATTCATGGGGTAGTTTATCCGAGCCACATTTACTGCACTGAATAAATGTGCAGGCATCGGTCAATCTTTCATTGCGCCCTTAATCATTGCGCCATTATACCAAAAATTATCAGTATTACAAGTAGCTATTTATGAACGCAGTTAACGTGAGGCAGAATTGATGCAAAATCATTTTCGTGCCTCATGCCAGTTGTATCATAACATCCATCTTGGCTAAAAAGTTTTATCTTAAGTTTTTCCGATGTAGTTTGTAGTGCTTGCCTGATTAGTTTATCAGCAGCTTTAGCTTGCTTGCCGGAAAGTGTTTCGTATTTATCGTTAGCGTAAAGTTTTGACAAGTCTAGTTCTAGTGAAAGGTCTAATTGCATAAAATAGTCCTATAGTTGGTTAAAGTGAGTTCCGTTTATTAGCTTAAAGGCCGGATTTTCCTCATCCCCAATATCTGTAGCTTTAAAGTTTCTAGTTGCTAAATGCTTCAGATATATCATGGCGCTCTCTTCAGAACCCAATAACTCGCATGGCGTGATTTCATATAACCAATCACAAGCCATCATAATTCCATCGCCGTTTCTCACCTCACCGCTTCGGTTTATTTGGCAAGAGTAAAGACACCAGATATTTTCTTTTTTGCAAATCTCCGCAATGGTTTGGGCGACATTCTCTTGGTGCTCAGCTATTGTTGTCTTGCTATCTTTACCAGTAACAAGTTGTAGATAGTCTAAAACAAAACCCTCTATACCCCTTGTTTTAACTGCGTTAGTTACCACAAGTCTTAACGCATCCAGAGATATGCGGGGGGCATCTACGAAATGCATATTCTTACTCTGCTTCATTTCCCTAGTAAGATACTGAACATATTCCAAATTATGCTTGTTCATTTCATTAATACGGATTCCAGTGTCAGCGCCTATCATTCTTTTGGCGATTTGCTTTCTACCCATTTCAGCAGCTATGAATAAAAATGGAATGTTAGCTTTTCTCAGATTATTAGCCACCGAACCCTTGAGCATTGTTTTTCCGGCTTTAGGTCTTGCCGCAACGCAGTAGGTTAAACCCCTCTCAAGCCCACCATTCATGGCTAAATCTAGCCTAGAAAAGCCAGTAGAAGTGGTTTCGGCCTTTTGGTAATTCTGCACATCATCAGCTATTTCTTCTAAAACTTTGCCGAAAGTTGTTATCCTGTATTCAGATGCATTAGCTTGAATACCGATTAAATCGCGTTCTAAGCCCTCTACAGCCTCTTGAATGTTTTTTAAGGGGTCACTCCGCACTTCTTCCAGTTTCCTTTCCAGCGCTGAAATAAACCGCCTTTTTGACGATAGCTCTTTTACAGTGTAGCAATATGAGTTAAAATTCACCACATCTGCCATTTGGAGTATTCTTACCAAATAAGCCCCAACATCTGTGTCGGCTTGGATAAGGTCTTTCAGCGTTACTGGATTTGCCACCAACCCTTTGACATAATGGTCTGATAATCGCTCAAAAATAGCCTTGTGGATTGGCTCGGCAAAGGAATCCGAATCTAATTCGCTTTTGAATAGCTTGTTGTTGTCGGCTAGTATTGAGCCAAGCACCACTTGTTCTGCTTCTAGGTTTTTCATATTGTTGCTCTCTTTTTAAATTTTGCTAATCCGTTGCCATATTTTTCGTTAGCTACCCACAATCTAAAGGCGGCGGGGAAGTCAATGTATTTATAACCTCTTGCAACGCAGCTATCTCGGAAAGTTAAAAGCTCCCTTTCTAGCAGCGGAGTGTTTAAGCTATGTTTTGCAATCCAATTAGTAAAAGAAGATAAATTTAATTCACCATTTTTACTTTCCCACTCTTGCAAAGAAATTTTTGGCTCTTTAATCTTCTCTTCTCTCTTCTTCTCTTCTCTACTCTTCTCTATGCTAGCATTTTGATAGCAATCTGCTAGCATTTTGCTAGCATCCTCATAAGGTATTATAAAACCTAGTTTTTCCAGCTCGTCTAAGTCTATCTTATCGCTGGCGCTGATTTGTTGAGCAATCCATTTTGCATCATAAGGAACTTTGTTTTGATAGCGACTTGCTAGCAAATTGATAGCAATAAGCTGATACTTTGCTTTATCTGATAAAAGGGTAAATTCGTAATCGGTGAGAATAGCGTTATATAATTTTATCCATACAGGATTTCGCTCTTTGTAGTGCTGATACTTCTGATAGTTTTTGACTTTAAAATAATTCATACAACTCCCTATTGTTGCCCTAAAATTAAAAGGTTGTTAGCTACCTTTAGGGAAAGTAGCTAACTATGTAAAAATATACAGGCATAATTAAATTTCAATATCTAAATTGTTTTCCCGCACGAATTTTTCCAACAGTAACATTTCTGCCCCATACTTTGCTACAAAACTTTTCTTTGAATTGCCGATTGAGAATTTCCCCTCATGGCATTCGTAGCAGAGTGGCAAGCAGTAGTAATGCCCCAACCTTCTACCGCCGGAAGTAATGTGGTGTGCTTGGCTTGGCGGTGGTGCGGCACAAGTGATGCATGGACAAGATTTAACGAAAAGCAAATGAGCTATTTCTTTTGCGGTTGGTGGCTTCTTCTTTTTAGTGTGATGTTTCTTGGGTTGTGGATTGAAATTATCAAACATTCTTTTTTGCTTTTTTTAATTCCAAATATTTTGCATACGCCGCACTTTTTGGTTGGGTTAAACCAAGCCCTTTACACCAATGGTCATTCCTTAAAAGAACTTTGCACATTCTACGCCATGAGGGAGCCCAATGTTTATTTTCTAATGTGTAAGGCGCCTCATCTGGAATAGTCGTATAACCTCTACCTTGCCAGCCCTTTATAAAACTTCTGAATCTTTTTATGTAATGCTCTCTTGTTGGTTTTGGCATTGATTGTAAAAGCATATTGCAGAAACTTTTATAAGTATGATTATCTGGTTTTGATATTCTATTGTAACCTGTAATATTGCCGCTTTCTTGAATATACAAAGCACCAGAATTTGCCCCATTAACCCTAGCTATAAGTTTAAACCAAGTTTGAGGCTCAAGTATATGATATAACCACAATCCTTTTCGCTGGTCATCGCCATAAGGCTGGCATAATCTTTGTTGGTGGATTGACACGCCTGCTTTGTGCATTAAATCGTATATTTCATTATGCGGCAAATCTGGATATTTAGAATGAAAACGCCAAATATCTTCCGTGCGCCAATCGTAAATCGGATATACGTTAAATAGCTGGTCATCAATTAAAGTTGTATATCGTTTTCCGGAGTGAGTAATTTTATCAAAGACCGCTATTGTTCTGAATCGGTTCAGGCTTTCATCTGCACGAATACCGATAAACCCACCGCAAGATTTACCTTCCGCATACCATAATCCCCAAAGAACAATAAATTCCTCAAACTCTAAACCATCTTGAAAAAATGGGTAATAATTAACATCGGATATCGCTTTTTTTGGAAGGGGCCTAACCCATAAATCTTTTTTGTCTTTGTCCCAACACTTCCATTGAGGCTCGTATTGAGTAACGGCGTTTCTTAAGTTCATAGGCAAGCAAACCCAATGTAAATCTATATTATTTTTATAAAGCTCCACCATGTCTTCAATATGTTTTATAGTTGCGGTATATTGAGCCTCTAAATCCACAATAAGAACACCCACTATTTGGTTTCTTTTGATGGCCTCTTGCATCACTAAATGGAGCATTACGGAGCTATCTTTACCGCCAGAAAATGATACATAGATTTTTTCAAAATTATCAAATGCGTATTGTATGCGCTCAATTGAGGCATCTAATACATTTATTGTTTTGTATTTTTTAAGTTTTGACATATTAATATAAATTTGCTTTTGTTTTTGGTTGAGCTTGTTCCATAGTTACTTCATCATAACCATTAGATTTAAGCCATTTGTTCAGATACTTTAAGGCCGCTTGATTTGCGGCTTCCTGCTCTTGCTCAGAAAGAAGGTAAAACCCGCCACAATATATTGCTGGAATACCTAAGGCCAAACACATAGAAGCCTGACCCAACCAAGCTATTCTATTCATGTTTTCATTAGTTAAATAATGCTCACAGGAATTTTGCCATTCAGCCAGAACTCTTTCCATTGTGGCCTCAAACTTTTCTGTGTCTTTTAGAAAATCAGCATAAGCTTGGCGGCACTGGTCTTGTGTTAAAGTTTTGTCTATTGGTTTATTCTCGTAAAATCCAGCGGGGTAGCACTCCCACTTATCCCAAGTGTGATATATTCTATCCATTTGCCACCTCGTCTAATTCAATAAACTCATCTTCGTTCTCGTCTATATCCCAAGACATTGAAAACTCTTGGTCTGAAAACAATTCAGTTAAGCCGCTTAATTGACATAAGCGCAAAACTTCATCAGGCTCCATTCCGAGTTCCCTAGCTATTTTTTCATCGCTCCAGTTTCGGCGCTTAAGCTCTATAACCATGTCAGACATCGCCTCAACTTTATGTTTACCCCTAGCTCTATTGTGCCTAACTGTAGAGGCCATTCGGTCTGCCTTGTCCAATCTATCTGTTTTAATAGATACCAGCGGAAGATAACCTTTTACTCTTTCCTGTATGTCTTGACACTCTTTACCAACTCTATGTCTATGGAAGCCATCAACAACCTCAAAGGTTTCGTTGTCGGGCATTGATACTATTGGCTGCGTATATCCATCAGCTTGAATAGATAGTCTTAACAACTCCATCTCTGGCGGCGCTACTGAATTGGGATTGTAGTCGTTTTGATGAACTAAATTATTTTTTACCCATATCACATAATCTACAGGCTCACTTTTAAATGGGCTAATATCATGCAGATATTTTCTTGCCTCATTGATAAAGTAAACCTCGTCTGATACATCAGAAAATTCCAATCTATCTATTACGGATTTGATTTCTTTTAAAGCGTCTTTTGTTAGCATATAACTCCACATTAATTGATAATGTAAAGTTTATATCATGATGTAAAATTTTTACAAGAGATTTTTTGATTATTTTATTTTTGGCGGATTTCTTTTATCACGGCATCTAATATTTCAACAATCTGTTTAGCGTTCACACTCTGCGTTATTGGTAAATCGCCGTTAAAATAATCTCTAAGGAATTTTAATCTTTCTATCATAGAGAAACTAGGTGGAAATGTGGATAACCACCTAGTCCTTTTTGTTGGTGCTACTCATTGGCAGCGATTCTTGTTTATCAGAATTTTCGGATTTTATCAAGTGGTCGTTTTCACGCAGCCATTTTAAAGTCTGCATAATCCAATTATTGTAATCAGCCATCAATGCTCTCATTAGTTTCTTTTTGGAAATCTGATGGCGTTACAATCAACATTTTATCATCTTCTGGCAAACTATCGGCAACCAGTTTTGCATAACCAGCGATGTCATGCCAAGAATCTTTATACTCTGGGTCGCCATTTAATACCCTGCTTATTTTTTCCATGATAAACTCTAGGGCGTGTTTTTTATCTGGAGTTAATCTAGTCCAGCCATCATGAAAACGCATTGCATCTTTAAGCTCCTGCACTAATTTACAGCGCTCTCTATACTCGCCATATTTGTAACCTCTTTTAGATAATGTTGTTTCAATTGTCGTCATTTCATTCTTCCTTTTTATAATAATGCTGGGCTTTGGTTAATAAAACAATCTAATATGTGCTTACCCACTTCTGGCATTACACAGTTTCTCATAGCCTTTCGCTTATCTATTCCCGTATAATCATCTAAGTTATAACCCATCATTTGCAAGCCTTCCTTTACTGGAATTTCCATTTTTGCTGGCGCCTTTGGACACTCTCTAATATAAAAGTTAGCCCAAAATAAATGCCTATCTCTTTGTTGCGCTGGTATAAGTGGTTTATAGTATGGGATAACATTCTCTACGCAATAACCGCCCTTATAGAAGGTTTGTAGCAATATTATCTCTTGATACAAAGACATATCAGGATAAATTACTTCGTTTTGCCCTGTATAAACACCAACTCGCCTCACATCGCTATGGCTAGGACAAGGTGGGCTACTCCAAATAAAATCAAACTCGTGGAAATGCTCTAGTAAATATTGATGTGCGTCACCAACTACAATTTTATCATTAGGAAAGTAATTTTGATATATTTGCGCAATTGTTGGCTCATACTCTACGGCAGTTATTTCGTGTTCATCGCCCCATAACTTTCTGTTGCCACCGATGCCTGCGTATAAATTCAGTATCTTCATTTCATTCTCCTATTAATTTTGCATCTAGTTTATCAGCCATTGTGATTGGAAGCAAGAACCCCTTCACTTTGAAGTCATAACTCACTTCTCTATGCGGGTATTTATCAACCATCTTTTGCAATTGACTTGTCAACATACACCAGCATTTGTCCTTATCGCCAATAATATATAGCCATATACCTTTGCGAAATAAATCTGTTGGAATCCATTCTCCGTTTTTGTATCTGGAAAATTCTATGAATAGGTTGCCTGTTTTTTTATAGCCATCATCGCACTTCACTTCTATTCCCGATAATCCCTCGCCTCGTTCTATCTGATATTTTTTACTACACCAGAATTGTGCTATTATACCCCTATGATATAACGTTTCTTGTATGTAGTCTTGGAATGTTTGCCCTATGTCTAGGCACTCTGCAAAGGTTTTCATACCTTAGTTATAGCATAAAATAGAAATATGTAAAGATTTCGCTTGACTGTAAAATTATTACATGGTAAAAGATGGGTATTAATAATAATGTGGAGTAACGAATGAAGAAAATTAATATTACAGCAAAGCATGACAAAGCGGAAGTCTTAAAGCTGATTGAGTTTGTGCAATCAGTTACAGAAGCAAAATGCGATGAGGTTCATTTGAATATCAAAGGCACTTCGGGAACAGTAGGTGGTATGGCTTACTTCGGAGTTCCTAAAATTAGCAACGCTGATAATGATGCCAAATATCTAGTTACACTAAGGGTTGGTTCTGAGTATGCTTTCCCACATACATCAAGTGTGAAAAAGTGGGTTAAGAAAAGAGGCAAGTGGATTTTGCACGATACTGGCAGGGGTTACGGCGGTAAGTCTAGCCCGGTGTATAACATGAAAACTTGGCAAGAGGGTGTTATAGCGGTTCTTGCTCATGAGCTGAAGCATATCTGGCAATATCAAAATAATGCCAAGCGTAGCGAAGTAGAGGCTGAGAAAGAAGCGGCAAGGGTATTGGAACTTTATAGGGGCGCGGTATGCATATAGGTATGAAAAATACATGGACATTAGAGCTGAACGGAGAGGAATTGAAGGTGGTGTTGAAGGCGCTGCAGAGTGGGGGCGAGGAAGCGGTGGTGATGCACGATAAGATTCTAAAAGATAAAGTGGCTTTCATTCGGAATATGTATAATCAAAATGTTGCGATAGAAAACCAAGGCTCAACTAAAGAGGGTGTTTGTAAGTGCAAACAAACTACGGCTGTTTATTCAAATACAAGCAAGGATGTGTAATGAAAAAATCAGAAATAGCTAAATGCCAATCACGTTGGGAGTTCCAAAAACTATATGCTAGGGATTATCCTAAAAACCCTGTATGGAAGTTTGAGAGGTGGCTCGGTAAAATCCAAGAAGCAAGAAAGCAGAAAAACGAATGCGGCAACAAAATAGGAGTATAACATGAAAACACTAGCACAAATACAAAAGGCTTTAAATGTTCCAAAGGAACGTGAAAATAAATTCGGCGGATATAAATTCAGAAACAAAGAAGATATAGAGGCGGCGGTTAAAAAACTACTAGACGATGATGATGTGTTTTATACCAGCTACTCAGTCTTTGCCATTAACAATAGTTTGTTTGTGGAAGCTGTAGCGGTATTTAACCAGCATCAAGCCAAGGGTTATGCTATGCACGCCCTAGAGAAGAAGGGAATGGATTCTGCCCAACTATCAGGTGCTACACAGGCTTATGCAGGTAAGTATGCACTAGCGGCGTTATTTGCTCTTGACGATACACCAGATGCAGATAGCACTAATACGCATGATAAACCAGAAAAGAAAGAATTAGCTAAGTTCCTAACTAAAGACGAAATGATTACTAAAATCAACACCGCTAATAATGGAATAGAGCTAACCGCAATACAGAGGGAGTTGCAGCCATCGCTTAATAATCTGTTTAAAGTGAATAAGGCTGATTATGATGCGGTAGTATTAGCTGGTGGTAAAAAGAGGGGTAGCTTATGAAGTATTATATAAATGCATTAACGCCTTTTTGTGAGGAGCGAGATAAACTAAATGATGCGAAGCGTGACCTTTGTAGAAATTTAAAAGGCGGAGATTATGTAGGAGCGCAACTGAGCCTTATTGAGATAGTAACGGAAGAGATTAAATTAATAGCGCATGGCAAATTAAATCCAGAGGATATGACTGTTTAGTGCTTTAAAATGGAAAATAACTATGTTTTGGAAAAAGAAAAAAGTTGATGAATATGATTTTGGGCTTCCGCCTATTGATTATAGTATTGGTGAGCCAGAGTTATCGGGTGGCAAGCAATTTTGGCCAGTGTATCGCAACACACCCTATTGGAAGTGGATGGGTTTACATACTTATAGGCCGATACAAATGGTTAGTTTTACGACAGAAAAGATTAAATACTTTGAAAGCGCAGGTGAGGCGGCAAACTATATCAGAAAAATAACAGAGGAGCAAAGATGAATTACTACACTATAAACGCATACTCAGCTTCCGAAATACGCACTTGGTTTGAATGTAAGAAGCTTTATGATAAGCGATACATAGACAGGCAGGAAGATGAAGAAACCAAGGCGATGAAGTCTGGAACTATAATCCATGCCGCCATTCTTGAAAATTCATTCTTTAAAGAAAACTATGTATTCAACGCAGGAATAAAACTTAATACTAAAGAGGGCAAGGCATGGAAAGCCGCTTATCCAGATAAGGAAGTATTGAGCAAAGAAGATACCGACATAGTGCAGAATATAACAAGGGCTATGCAGGATTATAAATCGGAATACTACCCCTTAAATACAGCCGAGAATTTGTTTGAGTTTCTGAAGAAATACGCAACCAAGGAACAAAGCATATATTCGGAGCATTTTGAGCTTGCGCCGGATTTAGTAAGGGCGGTAAAGATAAAGCCCGATGCCTATTGTGTGGTTGATGATACAGTTTATATCTTTGATTTGAAATCTATGGCTACAGGTGATTTTAACTATTACCAAAATGTAGTTGAGAGAAAATTCTTAGATGTGCAGGCGGCGTGGTATTGTCATATACTCAAGACCTTGCTAGGTGTAAAAAATGCTGTATTCTTTAATATATTCGTAGAGAAAAAAGGCGCTAACAGAATTAGAGTAATGCCATATAATCCAGAGTATATTTCAAGTGTATGGGGTTATTGCGTAGAGGGCGTGAGGGAAATTGAAGCGCATAAGATAAATGGTATTACCGAGCTAAAGCAGGCAAGATATAATGGTGATGCGCCGGAGTTTGAAGGTAGAAATGAAAACAGGTGGTTTAGATGATAACAATATACGGCGAGCTTTACAGTAAGAAAAATAGCAAGATGATAGTTGGGAAAACTAGAAAGTTTCTGATTCCTTCTGCTGCTTATAGGGTTCATGAGAAAGCTATGGCTCAACAGCTGAGAGATAATAGGCAAAAGTTTTTAGATATGATTGCAGGTAAAGAAAAGCCGCTAGAATTAAAGCACATGATATATCGCAAAACAGCTAGGAAATGGGATTATACAAATTTAGTTCAAGGTTTACATGATTGTATGGTATCAGAGGGGCTTTTGCCTGATGATAACGCTAACGAAATTATCCCTGTCTTTATGCCTTATGCTATAGATAGGAATAATCCTAGAGTAGAACTTTGGGTATAATTAATGGGAGATAATATGCAAGTTGATTTCGCTACGCAGAAAATAAATATCAGCCGTAAAAATGCGGAAGGTAAATTTAGAACTATAGGCAGCTTGAAGCTTAATAAGTTCAATAATGTTGGAGCTGGTTTTAAAGTAACGCCAGAGCTGAAAGCTTTTGCTAATGAGATAATCGCTGCAAAAGAAGGCGATTGGATTAATGCCAGTGCTTTTGTTAATGATATTGAGGATGCAAATGCGCCGTTTTAGTCAAGATGAGCTGATAGAAAGCATATACAAGATGAGGTCGGAGCTTATGGCTGGCGGCCTCACCTCTAAGTATATCGCCGAGAGTATTCTAGGGGTGTGTCCGCATACCCTTAGCAATATATGCAATGGCAGGAGCGTTCCAAATGTTAGGAAACTGCGGTTATATGCCATTATTCTATCTATAGAGGTGGGTAGTGTGGTAAAAAAGCCTAAGGGTGGTAGGAAAAAGAAATAATATTGTTTTTTCCCTTTACTATGTAAAATATTTACATTAGGATAGAGGTAAGGCAGAAATGCTGAAACAATAAAAAAGGGTTATATATGAGAACTAACTGGAAGCAAAAAGTGCAAGACCACTTTAAAGGAAGCTCTAATGAGTTTAGTTTGTCTGGTGGCACTGGCGAATCTAAAACTGTGGTGGTTCAGTTGGGTGGTGGTAATACCAAGACTTTTGATGAACCTACTTGGGAAGCAATGTTTCAAAGGAATTGTAGGCAAAAATAGACCGGCATTCCCTGCTTGCTGGATTTAAAGCGGGGCAATTTAAATGTGGAGATAACATGGATAAAATGCAAAAACTAGAAAAACTAGACAATCAGGTGTTTATGGTCGAGGTCATATTCGCAACTCTTGGTATTATGGCGGCTGTATTGTTTATTATCTTTGGGTATTAGTATGCAAGGCTGGGTAGAAACACAAATCGGCAATTTCAGATTCGCATTTACTTCTGATGCAGAGGGCGATGATTGGGATATTGAGATTGACCACACAAAATATAGAATTACTGAAAAACGCAGTAAGACTATATTAAAAGCTTTGGGGGATAAGTTTATCAACAAGCATCTTGAGCGGGCTATGGAAAATGCACAAGATAATAAATGGAGCGGTTATGACGAGTGAGCCATCAAATGGCGACATTCTTACCTTTATTGCGATGTTTATGTGCATAGGTGTTTTGATTGGTGCTATGCTGGGTAAAGAAGGTGGCAAAGAGCTAGAAAACAAACGCCTTTACTCTTGCTTAACCTCGCCAGAATATTCAGGAGTTGCATGGATAGGTGATGATAAGCTGTTTACTTGTTCAAGCGATATTAAGAAAGGTAAGGTTTATTATAATAAGAAAGGAGCTGCGGAATGACAGACGTAACTAAAATACATGAGCCAGTATATATGGCTACAGAGGAAGAATTAGCAGTGGCTAAGGCTTTATCTACTTTAAACGAATACTTTGGTAAACGATTCTGCGCCGATGATAGCGTGGAAGAGGAGTAACAAAATTCCCCTAGGGTTTAGATGGCTTTCTCCGCTCTAGGGGATACTACGCAGACTTGGCTCTGGATACAGGCGAAACCAGAGAGGAAGCAAAAGAATAGAGGGTGAAAGTCCCTTGGTCTGCGCCTTATTATGGCGGTGCGGGAACCAAGCGCACTTGGGACGGAATTTACTAAATGGTGTAGAGCCATTGAAGCTAGGACTGAATGTTGCTGTAAATTCTATCAGACAGGCAAGTAACCAATCTTGCCACCGCCACCAACAAAGGAAAGGATTATGAAAACCATACTATCATACATTTTATACTACATAGGCCATGTTATCTCTATTCCTTGCTTTAGGGTTAGAGGGTTTAGCTGGTTGTATAAGCCTTATAATTGGTTGATGCAGAAGTCGGTTGAGTTGGATAGTGGAAATAAATTGTGGAAGGAGTAGTTATGGATAATTTAGAAAAGATTGAGAAATGGATTGATGATAGATTGCTTTTTGCAGGTCTAGCGGTTGATAATACCAAAGAAGTTGTGGATGCGTATAAACTAGCCCTCACTAAAACACTAGCTTTCGTTCAATCCCTCAAAGCCGAGAAGCCACAACCAGACAAGGGTGAGATGGCATACGAGATGCTGATGGAATTTAGAAACTGTGCTTTTGGCAAGGATTGGGGAAAAGAGTTAATGCGAATGATTGATTTTGTAGAAGCTAAACATAAGGAAACAAAATGAGATACCTTTTTCCACTAACAGCATTTCTAATATACGCTTTATTCGTAGCTTATATTTGCCATCTGGCGCAGAATCCATGGTGGTCTTTATTAATATTGGCGTTTAGCTGTAAAAATGATGACAAGGAAACAAATGACAGAGAATAAAAAGACTTGGGAAGATTCGGAGCGAGATAGGATTCAACAAGGGATACATGGCCTACCTATCCTATTACCGCAGAAAGATTGGCAAAAGCTAGTTGAGGCTTTACTAGCCCTTAGAAGAGAGCTTAATAAGGCTGGCATGACCTCTATGAAAACTAAGATAATGGGCTTTGATATAACTAAAGGAAACACATGAACGAGATTAAAGCATACAGCCTAAGGATTGAGAAGCAATACGAGAAAGATTTTGGTGAGCCTTGGTCTGAATTGGAGAAGGGAGTTAGAGAAAGACACCCAGAGGTTTTTATTATGCTAGATAGTATGAAGGAGTAGTATGAACGAGATTAAGCAGATAAGGGAAGCGTTGGCAAAAGCCGAACAATTCCAAATTGAAGATGAGGTTTCTAAGGCTTTAGAGCCAGCGTATTCAGCACTAGATAGGCTGGAAGAATTAACCAACAAAGAGGAGAAGTAGAGATGGAACTAAAAGTAGGCAATAGATATTTAATAGAGAATAACACAGATTTTGAAGGCTCTATTCTTCATTATATTGGTGAAAGCCGAAATGGTGGCGGCTACTTTGAATATGAGCTTGGATATTTTCATATGAATAAGAACCATTGGCAATGCGTTTATATTCCAGAAGCGAAGCTGAAAGGCATTATTGATTACGATGCAAAATACACCGAAAAGGTGAAGGCTGCAAAACTTAAAGATATAGCCAAAAGAAAAGAAGAATTAGAAAAAGAAGAAGCAAGGTTAAAGGCTTAACAAACAGGAGCAAAACAAATGAGAGCGTGGAAGTTTATCCCAGATTATAGTGTTGCTGATACTATAAAAAGTTTGGAGCAAGAAAACTATAAGCTACAACAGCAGAATGAGAAGCTGG